GAAATCAAAGTTGATTTGCGCACATTCGTATTTGTTGGATTCCAGCGCCGTGAAATCGGCGGTCTTACGCTCATCATCACCGGCAGTATCGGCGGTGCTCGCAATGGTGCCGTTGACACCCACCCCGACTTTTTCGCCTTTCAGCTCGTCGACCGGCACGATATTGATTTTGGTCAGAAACGCGGATGACACCTGCAGGGTGTTCATCAGGGTCTGGGTCACAGACGGCTCGACGGTGAATTTCTTCGCTACGTCGTCGGTTTCAACGCCGTTCAGCTCCGCAACACGGGACAGGTAAGCATTAAATTTAAAGCGGGTCTCTTTACGCATGGGTATTCCTGTTTTTTTTAATTTGTCAGATGTCAGGCCGGGCAATACACCCGGCACGTGGATCAGCAGTTGGTCAGCAGCTCGTCGCCCGTCCCGCCTTTCGATTTTTCGCGGCGCGGCTGGCTCAGACTTTCGGTGTTATCGAGGGTGCTTTTCAGCGAGGAAAACGCCTGCGCGCTTTCTTCGGCCTTGTGGGTCACGTCCTGCTTAAACTGCGCAAAAGTGGTTTCAAGCTCCGCAATGCGCTGGTCAGTCGCGCTGAGACTGGTCTGTACCAGCTCAGAAACTTCCGTTACCGCTTCATGCACGTCAGCAAAACGCGCGTCGTCGCTGACCTGCTTGCGGCTGAAAATGGCTTTGACCTTGTCGGTCAGGCTGTTGAACATGGTGTCGGGGACGTCCTCAAATTCCAGCTCCGCCAGCGTGGCAACGGAAAACAGGTCGTCAGGCTGGTCTTTTTTACCGGCGAGCGGGTTCTGCGTCGCACGGCTGCAGAATTCGAGGTATTCGGTGCCGAGGCTTGCCGGGTCATCGGTAACGGCCAGACCAATCAGATAGCACTTGCCGCTGTTTGAGAAGTTCGGGCGAATTTCCATGGACGTGTAAACCTTCTGACCGGCGCGTACCATGCCGACCAGCTCGTCGAGCGGGGCGATTTTGCCAAACAGCGCTTTTTTGCCGTTCAGTGCCGAGTCATCGTTGATGACTTCCGCTTTGACTTCGGTCACGTCGCCATAGCGTTTAAACGGACTGTCAGGCCAGAGACTTTTGATATGTTCGAGGTTAATGCGACAGCCATAGACGCGCGGGTCAAAGGTGTCCGCCATGTCCTGAATATCATCGCCGTTAATCACGCGGCCATCGCAGGTGTCACCCTCGACGCCAATGCGAAACCACTTAGAAACTTTCTTTGCCATTGTTCAGGTGTCCTGATGTTGGGTTTTCGGTTCGGGTGTAGTGTCCCGACTCCGCCCCGCATCAGCCACCGCTTGCAGAAGTGCAACCCCTGACACAACAGGGGGTTAGCGATAAAGACCCGTTATTTCCTTAGCCTTGCCCCGTATTCACCGACACGAGGCAACCATGACAATCTCGACTGACCTCTCCCTATTACATGACCCGCGACGACAGGCGCGTCTGCTGTTCTGGCAGGGTTTTTCCGTGCCGCAAATCGCCGACACACTGCAGATGAAGCGCCCGACGGTGCAGAGCTGGAAGCAGCGCGACGGATGGGAGGAAACCACCCCGCTCAACCGCGTGGAAACCACCCTTGAGGCGCGACTGATTCAGCTGTATGCCAAGCCTGACCTGACGGCGCATGACTTCAAGGTCGCTGATTTCTTATCGCGGCAAATGGAGCGACTCGCGCGCATCAACCGCTACGGCCAGACCGGTAATGAAGTGGATTTAAACCCCAACATTGCGAACCGCAACAAGGGGGATCGCAAAAAGCCGAAACGTAACTATTTCAGCGAGGAGGCTGTCAAGAAACTCGAAGATATTTTCCTCGACCAGTCGTTTGAGTATCAGCTCAACTGGCACAAGGCCGGGTTAGAGCACCGTATCCGCCACATCCTCAAATCACGCCAGATTGGCGCAACGTTTTACTTTGCGCGCGAGGCACTTTTGCGCGCGCTTAAAACCGGGCAAAACCAGATATTTTTATCCGCGAGTAAGACGCAGGCGTACGTGTTCCGAAAATACATCATCGCCTTTGCCCGTCTGGTTGACGTTGACCTGTCGGGCGACCCGATTGTCATCGGTAACAACGGCGCAGAGCTGATTTTCCTCGGGACCAACTCCAACACCGCGCAGAGCCACAACGGCGACCTGTACGTCGATGAAATTTTCTGGATACCCAACTTTCAGCGGCTGCGCAAAGTGGCCTCAGGGATGGCGTCACAGTCGCACCTGCGCACCACCTATTTCTCGACCCCGTCCACGCTGGCGCACGGTGCTTATCCGTTCTGGTCGGGTGAGTTGTTTAACCGGGGACGCAGCAACCGCGACGAACGGGTCGACATCGATATCAGCCATAAGGCGCTCGCCGGTGGCGTGCTCTGCCCGGATGGTCAGTGGCGGCAGATTGTCACTATCGAGGACGCGCTCGCCGGGGGATGCACCCTGTTTAACCTCGACCAGCTCAGACAGGAAAACAGCGCAGACGATTTCCACAACCTGTTCATGTGCGAATTTGTCGACGACAAGGCGTCGGTATTCCCGTTCGAGGAGCTGCAGCGCTGCATGGTCGATGCGATGGAAGAATGGGAGGACTTTGAACAGTTTGCCGACCGTCCGTTTAACTGGCGACCGGTCTGGATTGGCTACGACCCGTCACACACCGGCGACAGCGCAGGCTGTGCGGTACTGGCTCCGCCGCTGGTTGCCGGAGGCAAGTTCCGCATCCTTGAGCGTCACCAGTGGAAAGGGATGGATTTTGCGGCGCAGGCTGAGGCCATCCGGTCACTCACCGAAAAATACACCGTCGACTATATCGGCATCGATGCGACCGGCATCGGCCAGGGGGTTTACCAGCTCGTGCGCTCGTTTTTCCCGGCAGCGCGCGCCATCCGTTATACGCCTGAAATGAAAACCGCGATGGTGCTGAAAGCAAAAGACACCATTCGTCGCGGATGTCTGGAATACGACGCCGGTGCAACCGACATCACGCAGTCGTTTATGGCCATTCGCAAAACCATGACCAGCAGCGGGCGCAGCTCGACCTATGAAGCTAGTCGCAGCGAGGAAGCCAGCCACGCGGATATCGCGTGGGCGACCATGCACGCCCTGTTAAACGAACCGCTTTCCGCCGGGAGCGGGATGCACTCAAACTCAATTCTGGAAATTTATTAAGATGGCAAAATCAACATTCAAACCGACCACCACGACCGCCAGCGCACCGCAAAAAATGGAGGCATTCACCTTTGGTGAGCCCTCCGCCGTGATGGACCGCCGCGACATCCTCGATTATGTCGAGTGTATTCATAACGGGAAATGGTACGAGCCGCCGGTCAACTTCTCGGGGCTGGCGAAAAGCCTGCGCGCCGCCGTACATCACAGCTCACCGATTTACGTAAAGCGTAATATTCTGGCGAGCACCTACATCCCTCACCAGCTGTTATCGCGTCAGGATTTTAGCCGCCTTGTGCTCGATTATTTGGTCTTTGCCAACGGCTATCTTGAAAAACGCATGAGCGTCACCGGCCAGCTTATGAAGCTGGAAACGTCGCCTGCGAAATACACCCGCCGTGGCGTCGAGGATGAGGTTTACTGGTACGTGTCGAGCTTCACGCACCCGCACGAATTTGCGCCGGGCTCGGTGTTTCATCTGCTTGAGCCCGATATTAATCAGGAGCTTTACGGGATGCCCGAATACCTGAGCGCACTTAATTCCGCCTGGCTGAATGAGTCCGCCACGCTGTTTCGTCGCAAGTATTACCAGAACGGCGCGCACGCGGGTTACATCATGTATGTCACCGACGCGGCGCAAAGCAGCACCGACGTCGAATCCCTGCGTGATGCGATGCGTAATTCAAAGGGACTCGGGAATTTTAAGAATCTGTTTTTCTATGCGCCCAACGGAAAACCGGACGGCATCAAGATCGTGCCGCTGAGCGAAGTCGCCACCAAGGATGATTTTTTCAATATCAAAAAGGTGAGCGCCGCTGACCTGCTCGATGCGCACCGCGTGCCGTTCCAGTTGATGGGCGGTAAGCCCGAGAATATCGGCTCAATGGGGGATGTTGAGAAGGTGGCGCGGGTGTTTGTGCGTAACGAACTGACACCGCTGCAGGAGCGTTTCAAAGAGGTTAACGACTGGCTCGGGATGGAGGTGATCCGCTTTAAAGATTACAGCCTCGAATCAGAATAAAACCCACCCAAAATGCCGCCTCCGGGTGGCATCATCACAGACCGCCTCAGACGGCCTACACGCCACGCAACCCCGGTCATTACGACATCGCAGGCCAGCGTGGCGGCAGCGCCGTCATGACGCCCACAGACACATAAATTAAATGCTGTCACCGACGCTGGCGCGCAATGCTTTCCCCGCCACGCCTGCCCGCTTAACCTGTCGGTTTTGATGCAGCTGCATGTGACCATTAAACGTTGATGTACAAGACATGAGGTTCATTATTTTATTGTTTTTTTTGCATGCAATCTGATGCAAGAGCATGCACTCTAAAGTCTTGCTTCAACGTGCTACACTTTTATGCAAACCTATGATAAAAGCGATAAAAACACTTCCATTTTGGCGAACATTATGACGGATACTGAAACAGCTCGATGGAACACAGAAAGCGCCGCTTTGTTGGCGTTATCAGAAATACGTGGCGTTAGCTATTGGTCTTTATATAAAGTTGCTCAAAAGGGGATTCGTTTCAGAGACTTAGTCACCTGCCAAACCTTAGCCAACTTTGAGTCGCTACTCGGAGTAAAACTTCATCGCCAACCCTATTCTTTAAACGAAAACAATTGGTCTGTCTTTCGGGATGGTATGATTTCAGCGGCAAAAAGCTTGCTCACACATTATCACAATAGTGGTTATAAAATTATCCACCATGGTTCTCCGAACTATCCAAAAAAATTGAATGACCTAGCAGAACCGCCTTTCTGGTTGTTTGCTCAAGGCGATGTATCCTTGCTAGATAAAAAGTGTGTGGGCGTTGTCGGCACCAGGAACCCAACCGCACTGGGAGTTTATTTAACTCAAGCCGTAATCTCGCAATTTATAGATTCAAACTATGCGACCGTCAGCGGTTTGGCATATGGTATAGATCAATCCGCACATGAAGCATCCCTTTTATTTAAAATACCTACCATTGCTGTATTAGGTACTGGGGTAAACTCAAATTACCCCAAAAATAGTGGTGAGATGAGAGGTCACATTGTGAATAACGGAGGGCTAATTCTTACAGAGTATCTGCCAGACCAAAAGCCATCTCAGGAAAATTTTGTCCGTAGAAATAGAATTCAAGCAGCTTTAAGTGATGTGTTAATTCCTGTTGAATGGAGTCTGAAAAGTGGTACTTCTCACACCGTGAAATATGCTGCCCAATTAAAAAGAGCAATACTTTGCCCTTTACTTAGGGGAACTACTGCTCAGGAAGAAATAAAATACGCCCTATCCGAATATTCAGCCATGATAATGAACACTCCATTATCCGATTTTAAAGACGTGCAAAATCTAATTAAATTAGCATCAAGTATAAAAACACAGCAACTCTCTCTTCTTGGAGATGAATAATATGCACTTAAAAGCAGTTATATTTTCAATAGCAGATGTTGTATTACCATTAACATCTAACACTCAACCTCGGGAATTAAAATCACGAATAGACTCTGAGTTACACAGGTTGTTTGCATTTTTGTCATCAAAGGAAATTAAAGTTATCTTTTTGACAAACACCAATAGAAATGTCAGAACACATGAAGGTGTTGTCACATTAGACGAATATTTAAGAAATAAATTCCCAGAGTCAGTTCATTTTTGTCGCGAACTCAACCGCGACATACCAGCAAAGCAAACAGGGAAAGCCATAGATTTCATAATGGCTTCCTTAGAATTAAAACGAAACGAAATGATTTATGTAGGACGCTCTGAGGAAGACTTGCAAGCAGCTACCAACGGGAACACCTTATTTATCAATGCGACTTGGTACGAACCGGTTACAGATTATGGTTTTCAATTTTCAGAACCAAAAGAGATCGCTAGATTTATTGATGTTTTTTGCTTAAGAGAGCAGTTGTGGGGATGGCAAGGGCATTTTAATGAAGATGTTCACTATTATGCGTTAGCCCCATTTAGTACTTATGTAGCCGAATTTACCATGTATTCCGCAAATGCAAGAGCCCTTGCAAAGCTATCGATTGGAAGCCCTGACTTTTGGATAAGATACCTAGGTGCCAGCATATACTTCTCTGGCTTAAGCGAAGGAGCAAGCTTTATAACCACCTACGTTGGGCATAATGCTGACGATCCTTATAAACTAGCACATATAATGGAGCATGATCTAAAGGGCTTAGCTGTCTCATTCAAAGGGAAATATCTGAAAGATTTATTCTTACGGCATACAACAGCTATCAAATCACAGCAAGCAAGGATAGATAGGCAAGCGGTCAAAATCACATCGCAGATAAATACGGTAAATTTAAATCCTTCACCAATTAAAAACCTCACCACTGGCGAAAGATATGTCAATAAACCTACATTAAGGGGTAAGAAAATATTGGTTATTGATGATTTCTGTACTGAAGGTAATGCTCATGAAACAGCAAGGATGTATCTCAAAGCTGCAGGAGCCAATGTTATTAATATATCGTGGTTAAAATTCATCAATCGTGACGTTGCTATCTGCGAGCCGACTTGTAGGGTAAGACCATGGGAAGCGAACACGCTTGACGCCGATGATATTAACTATGTAGGCACGATCGGCTATGCTGAAAATGTTGCTCGCGGTGGTGCACCTCAGGAATTATCAGAAAAAATCCAGCAATATGATGATTGGGACTGGCCAGAATAAATTACCCCACGATTCAAAGTGTCCCCCTGAGAATGGGGTACACTTTGAATGCTAAGCAAACAATAATCCTTACTAACACTTAATCGCATACTTGACACCTCAATTACTTTATTTAAGTTTACTATTTTCTAAGCCGCCAATGTGAACCACGACTCCTTTGTAATCTAATTACCTTACCACTCATCCATCACCGAATATTTGAATTTTTTATCGCCATAAATCATCGTCGCCCCACGCGCCAACGCTTCAAGCTCCCACCGTTCCGGGGTAATGCCCTCCTGAGCTAAATCGAAGCGAATTTTTGCGACGCGATCCCTTTCGTGCTTTGTCATCCTGGCTGATGGCGCTTGCTCGCTTGTTTTGAGCGGCGCATTGCTTCTTTGCTGCCGATGTTTGCTCGGTGCACAAGCTTTTAACGCACCGTTAAGCACCTTCACGACCTCTGGCTCATTCCAGCCGATAATCCCGCGTTCAATCAGATTTATCACCGCTGCGGCTTGCTCAGACGGTGTCGGTGTCATAACTGGATCGCCACCGCCGGTGAGCTTTCCACAGTTATTGACAGGACTCCGAGGCGCGGCAATGCCGCTTTTTAAAGTCAAAGGCTCAACGGCTAAAAGCTTTGGAACGATGCGCCATTCGGCAGTCCGTGTCACATGTACCAACTCAGAGCCTAAGTGCGGGGCGTAGATGCCCACGACTCGCTCAATGTCCTCTTCATACTCATTGACCTCGTCAGTTACGTTACGAGCCACACGGACGGTCTGACTATCGCGTGGGACATTCGCCCCACCCTGCGCCGCGATATACAGGTCAAATTCACCTTCATCAGCTGCAGCTCTGGTCGCTTCGACACGCTCATCGAATTCGTCAGCAATGCTCACCCCACGAGGTAATTTGCGGAGCTCGCGATAAGCGCCCATTGTCGGCAGACCGATAGATTTAAATTGCGGGATGCGCCACGTTGACGCCCAAGCTGTTACAGCTGCAGCAGTATCGGTGAGAGGTTTGCCGGTATCGTGATCGACCTGGCCATCTAGCGCGTAGCCGTCGATATTCTTCGCGATGTACTTTGCGATGTAACCGGCTGCGCCACCTTGATTGAGGTGTTTCGCTTCAAAGCGTTGAGCTGCAGCGCCCTTTTCATCGCCATCTTCCTTTAAGGCATAACGACGCATGATTTCGGTGATGTGTTTGCGTTGCTCTGGTTTGCAAAACAGCATCATGTGCCAGTGCGGCGTACCGTCATGATGCGGCTCAACAACGCGCATCCCGTAAACCTGCAAATCGTTATCTTTAAAAGCAGTGCGCATCAGGCTCCAGATACGGCACAAATACCGCTGGCCATCCTTCGGCGTAAAAGCGGTGTCATTCCAACTGTGATTTAATTGCACCGTCTTTTTATCGCCCTTCCCGACCTGACGTGTCGGGTGATACTTCGATGGCGTAGTTATCGTGATAAACATACCGACGTCGTTCTGACTTGCCGCATAGCGCTCAATACCGGCGATGGTGTTCATCAGCTCCATACGTCGAATTTCAGGGTTAGAAATACTTCCCATGACTTTGCTGATGAGATCGATGCGCTCACCGGTAACTTTGTTTTCCAGCTCGCATGATTTGAGGTAGTCGAGATTAGCCAGGCGCCGCGAATGCACATCGCGGATCGCCGTTTTACTCGCATAAGGGGAACGGTCTTTATTCACTTCACCGGCAGCAATCAGCAATGCCTCATGCCAGCGCATACGCTGCGCCTTAAACTGGCTAATCCACCACTCATCGTTAATCAGACGAGCTATAGCGGAAAATGCCTGGCGGATCGTGATTTGACCTTTGCGGTATTTTTTCCAAAACATTGGGGTGACGTTGAATGCACGAGCTGCACCGGCAACGTGACCATATAAATGAGCCTGAGCCTCATCGGTAAAAAGCGTCTCTTTGCCGCCGTGAGCATCAGCCCATGCGTCGCTAAGTTCTTCATAAGCGACATAGAGTTGGGAAGCGATACGCGCAGCAAACTTTTTGAGCGTCTTGTCACTCATACCAGCCAAACGCGAATAGCTATCGCGTTCGCTGAGGAAAAGTAACGATGCTGTCTCGTTCATTCCGTTTAGCTGATTGACCCGCTCCAGACGTGGCCCAACCCTTTGTTCGACGGTGTTCTTGAGGAAATAGAAACCGTGTAGAGGGCTTTTGGTACGACGGATGAAATCATAGCGTGAGTTGAAGAGAGTTTTTAGAACGAATGGCAGGCGGTTAACTTTGCCTAAAACACCTTGCACCTGACGGAATTCGCCACGTGTAAGGGGTCTGTCTCGGCCAATAGCGGAGCGTGGAGCATTCCAGGGATAAGCACCGACGAACGTATCGTCGGTGCGCTTAGAGAAAGGTGGTGGTGGCGAGGGGGCAATTCGCCCCCGAGGTTCAACGGCCATTTGCAGTAAATGCGTCCAGGCATTGCTTCGCTACACGCTCAATCTGAGTTTCAAGCGCCGAGAAATTGGTAGCGTCTCCCGTTAACAGGTCATGTAAGGCAAGACCTGTAACGAGCTTAGGGATGGTCGGGTAGTAACCCACGACATCCAGCCATTCCTTCCCTTCGTTCTTCCCGGATGATGCGGTTTTCTTTTCCTGCAAAATAAATTGATAGCGGTCGCTAGTGATCACGTACTGGTTATTTATCTCGATGCGGATACTCATTCTTGATTCCTTCTAAATGTGGCTCGTCAGCTCAACCGAAAATTGAGTTGTGCAACTTTTCGGACTCTTGCCCTAATAGCTCGATAATCTCGGTGCGATTGAGTTCTGACTTACTGATGTGCGCGATAAGCCCGTCAAACTGGGAAGAGAAACGGGTAGCCGTGTCGCGCTGCGCTTCATTTACTGCCTGCGCCAAAAGTGCCGAAAACATGCCCCGCTGCGCTGTATTTTGTTTTTGCATTTGCCTATCTCCAGACAAAGGGAGTCCCCACGCGGTAAGGCGTGTAATAAAACGAATCCAGATTAATTAATGTAAATACTGCTCAGGTTTTACCGAGGTCAATATGGTTGGCGCGTACTCAAAAAGGCTAAATAATTCTCGTAGCGCACGGAAAAGCTTGTCGCGCCAGTAGCAATCCTCATCATTTAACCGCCAGTGCGGCATCATAAATTCCTGCTCTGTGAGCCCGGCATGAAGGTACAGCGAGCGCCTTTGACTGACCGTCAGGCGGCTAATGAAAGTCGCTTTTGTCACGCCGAGCTGGCGGAACCGAGTGAATGCAAATCGCATTTCATCAAGTGCGCAAACAAGACGCTCACGATCTGCTTCGTCCATATCCTCTAAGCGCATAACAGAGTGACGCTGCTTTAGTTGAGCGTGGAAGCAAACCGTCAGGCGTTCCCGCTCCATCATCTGATTGTAAAAATCGCAGCTGTCCTGCCAGCGAGGTTGAGCCAGGTACTTGCAGACCAGACCGCGAAGCGCTGTTGGTTGTTTCTGGATCACATCAAGTGTCATAACGGTCATAACCACAGCCCTCTCTTTTTGACCAGCCGGCGAAGCTTCTCGATAACACCCGGCTTACGAGTACGGATAATGATGCCTTTGCGCCCGCGACCGTGTGTGATGGTGAAGTTAATCTGGTTAGGGCTTTCTCTACGCAGTAATTGAGCGATGCAACGGGGTTCATTCATCTTGCCGGTTCCCCTAATCCGAGCCACATCAGCCAACCGTCACGAATCTCTTTCGGGCGACTTTCATAGGCCATCTTCATGCCTTTGTTCCACGCAGGAAGGTAGACCCAATACTCTCCAGCCCTGCCAGTAGCAGATTGTGGATCAGTCATCTCAACAATGGGTAATTTTCCCCTCTCAATCATCCCTTTAACAGCTGCAGGGGTTTTACCGATCAGTCGTGCAAACTCCTGATACGGAACTGCGTCAGTGGCGCTCTCTATAGACTTCCTCATCTGGTACACTTCTCCGTTAGCGTTTTAATTGCTCTTAATGGCTTATAATTGCCTTTAATGTGACTACGAATGAAAAACATAAACTACGATGAACACAAAATTACGCAATAGGAGTAATTATGTCAATACACGTTTCAGAGAAGCTGAAGCTCATGCGGGAGTCGGAAAGGCTAAATCGCAGAGAAGTCAGCGACTTAACTGGGGTTCCCTATAGTTCACTTTCGAGCTACGAGAGCCGTTCCAAAAACGCAGGGGTGGAATCCATCATGAAAATCCTCCAACACCCTCGTTTCACGAAGTACACCATGTGGTTTATGACTGACCAAATAGCACCTGAAGCTGGGCAAATTGCACCGGCTCTCGCGCACTTTGGGCAGCAGACAACAACGTCACCCCACTCAGATCAGAAAACTGGCTAACCATTTACGGCGCTTATCTGTGCAGTAAATGCGCGGTGAGTTTTTGTTATTTAAATCAGGAAATTGAAGTACGCAGTAACATCATCGGGAGGCTTTATGTCTGTTAAAAAGCTCGATGATGGTCGATATGAAGTGGACATTAGACCGGCTGGGCGTAATGGAAAACGCATCCGTCGGAGGTTTGACAGAAAAAGCGAGGCGATGGCTTTTGAAAAGCATACTCAATATAACCATCACTCAAAGGAATGGCTTTCAAAACCCACGGACAAACGCCACCTGTCAGAACTGAAAGAGTTGTGGTGGAAGCTGAAAGGCCAGCACGAGGAACACGGCCAATCGTATCTCAATAAAATTGAGCGATTCGAAACGATGACCGCCAACCCATGCGCCTTTCAGATCACCAAAAGCCTGATAACGCAGTATTGCGCGCAACGCCGGGGTGAAGGTATTAAGCCAACCACCATAAACCGCGACCTCATCACAATGGGCGGGATGTTTACCACCCTGATTGAGGCAGAACTCTACAACGGGGAACATCCGTTCAGGGGGTTTAAAAAACTGAAAGAGCAGACAGCTGAAACAGGCTATCTCACTCTTGAGGAAATTGACGCGTTGCTGGCGGCGTTATCGGGGGGAAATCGTAAGATTGCGGTTCTGTGCCTGAGCACCGGTGCAAGATGGGGTGAAGCAGCGCGACTGAAAGCGGAGAACGTGATTCATAACCGGGTGTCTTTCGTTAAGACGAAAACCAACACGCCGCGCACGGTTCCGATCTCAGATGAAGTCGCGGCTTACGTTGTTGGCAATACGCGAGGTTTTTTGTTCCCTGATGCCAGCTACAAAGAATTCAGGAACATCCTCAAGGCGGTTAAACCTGATTTACCATCGGGGCAAGCAACGCATGCACTGCGCCACTCTTTCGCGACGCATTTTATGATTAACGGGGGGAACATCATCACGCTGCAGAGGATCTTGGGTCATACGAGAATTGCACAGACAATGCTCTATGCGCACTTCGCGCCTCAGTACCTGCAGGATGCGATTTTACTCAACCCGTTGAAGGGTGAAAACGGTGGACCGAGTGTCCACATATCGTCCACACCCTAG